TTATAAAAGTAAGGATTTTGTTATTATTATGGATGATAATTTACTTGAATCAGAAGCTTTTGAACAAGAAAAATTACTTATCGAGCAGTATGGTAAGAAAATGGATGGTGGTATTTTGTTTAATATAAACAAAATACCACCATCCATTTTCTTACCATACTGCTCGATAAGTAAAAAAATGGATGGTGGTATTTTGTTTAATATTAACGATGGGGGCGTACAGCCACCATCACAAAAAGGTAAGACGTGGAAGTTATCTGAGCAATCTATTATTAATATGAAAGCTAGTTGGACACCGGAACGTAGAGAGAAAAATAGTATTAAATTTAAAACAATTGAACGAACAGCAGATTGGTGTGCTAAAATATCTGCTGGTAAGCGAAAAGCAGTATTTGATCAAATAGTATTTGAGCAATATGTATTATCTAATTATAAATTAAAAGATATCATAGATATGATGAACATTACCTATGATATCTTTAGAGATCGCGCGCTTTTAACTTATAACACTGTTAAGTTTAGAGATATAAAGAAATTAATTAATATCCTCTAATACTTCATCAGGTACTGTTACTTCATCATTAGAGTAAGACCAGTTTTTCTTAATTTTTACTTCTAAGAGCGGTATAATAGTTTTTTCCCACAAATCAATGTCTTTTCTAAAATTACGATAATATCCAAGCTTAGTACCATCTTCTAGTGTATATGTAGCTCCACTTTGAACAACAATACCATGTCCAACTGCGAGGTCGAGTAGACCGTAGTAGCGATCTAAACCTGTAGAGAATGATAAGAACATTTCACCTTCAAGGTACTGTTTAATAAATCGATTCTTACGTGTAAGAGCTCTGATAATAATGCCTGAGTAATTCTTTTGACCAACAGCAAGTTTTGTATCCGTTGTTTTACCACCATCATCTTTAACGGGCTTACGAGCTAGCTGAACTGTAACAGATGGAAGATAAACGCATGCTTTACCTCCTGGCATATTTTTTTCAATTGATGGAAACATTGCTGTAGGATCATCATATACATGGTTTGTAAGTAAAATTGTTGTCTGTGTAATAGATCCAAGATTAGTACATGTTTGTAATAGGGTTTTCATTGCACGAGCTTTAGAGCCCATATCGGAGCTAGTACTTTCCTTACCCATACGAGAGTGTTCGAGTTCTGATTGAAGATTACCAAGTGAATCGATAGCTACAATAAATCTACCTTGAAGCTTTTTTTCTTGAACCGATGTTAAGAACTTATACAGTGCGTTTCGTGTTTGTTCAATACTAACACACGGTACATATTTGACTTTAGATACATCTAACCCAATACGAGTAGCTCCTTCCGCGTCAATAGCATTTTCTGTATCGAAAATAACAGGAATAAGTCCTTCTTTTTGAGCATTAGCAAGAATCTTTTGTACAAACAATGACTTACCTGTCATAGACTCACCTGCAAGCATTACAACACGACCTTTAGGAATGCCGCCGTAAACAGATCCCGAAATAATTGCGTTAAGCACATAACTTCCTGTATCAATCCAACTATCTACTCTACTCAGTGTGCTATCTGAGAGATAAGTAGCAAAGGGATTAACCTCATCAATACTATCTAAGGCACTTTTAACATCTTTATCCATATAGATATTATAGATACAGCGCTCTATAAATCAAGACAAAAAAATACCCCCGGAATTACGCATGCAAGCAGAGGCGCCGGGGGTTTGCTAAATTTATTTAATCAGTCTTCAAACAATTTAATAACTTCTGCATTACCTTGAGCGGGTTGCTGAGGAGCGGGAGTATTAATACCGTTATACTGGAGAATAATCTTACTATCAAGTTCTACAGAGGATTGTACGATACTAGCTCTATTAAATGTCCAATGATTGGATGTACGTGAACCAGGTGCGAGGAATTCCATAAAGATATAAGGAATAGATTGAACTTGAAGTTGGCCTGTTTGTGGATTCGGTTGAACGTGAATAATGACAGGATTATCTAGAGTTAACGTTGTAGCAGTCTGTTCAACTTCTACTCCAATAACTGTACGGCCGATATGATCAATAATTGTTGTAATCTTACTCATGATATTTATTGTATATTGAGAATATTACTTTTCAACTTTTTTGTTAGTATTAATAAGTGATTTGTTTACTTCTTCTCTCCATGCTAGTAATCCGCGACGCATACTCTCTACGTCAGGTTGATTATTAACACCTGAACCATCATCATGTCCCATCATAATATCCGATACAATGCGTAGTATTGCTTCAATACCTCTTGCTTTACCACGCCAAAAAGCAGGGTGTGAGCGTCTTGTATCGTCAAGTTCAGGTTGGTCTAAGTATTCCATATTAATAGTATATAGTTGTTAATTTTTATTTTGCAACTAGATTAGAATCCAAATAAATCATCAAGTTCTGTTTGCACATTATCAGTTGGCTTTCTAATACGCCAATTTACAGAGTCATAAAAACGTTCAATCGAATTAAACAAGATCTTTTCAAACATCAGTACATAGTCGATTTTAAATAGATTTCTAAACTCAGCATTATAATCATACTTGAAGCCGATAGTTGTAATACCATATTTGTTTTGCTTTTCTACATATAGATATCTAATTTTATCACCAGAGGTAATAGTTTCACTTTTACCGTCAATCTTTGACATAATTAAATTATGGTAGTATGCTGACTTAACGTGAATAGGCATACCTTTAGCTACTAAAAACTCTTTACACTGTGATGCATATTTTTCATAACCTTTTACACCCATAACAAACGCAATTTCTTCCGGTGAGAGACTCTTAAACACATCAAACGTTTCATTAAGTAGTTTATTAGTCTGATTTTGAGATTGTGTTAACAACATTGTCTCGATAATCTTCTTAGCGTATGGTTTAATAGCATTAGGCATCGTAGTACGTACAACTTCCACACCTACATACTTAAACTTATCAACCTTTAGACCTTCATCATCAAGAATATGCATTACATAACGCTTTTTCTGCAAAAATACCGCAACATCTGCAATACACTCACGTTTAAACACGAATCTACTATCTTTCGTGAGCAAATTCTTTTTAGCCCATAAAGTAATACCTATATTAAGATAATCTTCAAGATCATTTACGGTTTTATAAAATTTTTCCGATATAACCTCACCATCCTTAAGAGGAACCTTGTCCTTTATGCATCCTAATGAAAAGTAGCACGAGTCTGTATCAGAGTATACCCAACTCTCATTAAGAGTATGTGAATCCGTCACATTAAAGTTAGTAGTAAGATAGTTTTGTAGTAGTTTACCGGCTTGTTTGATAACAGCTTGACCAGTTAGCGTTACAGACGATGCAATATCATCATCGCCAATAGGAGCTTGCTTATTACCCATATATCCATAACAACTATTAACAAGAATCTTAATAACCATTTGTTTAGTATTAAGTCTTTCTACTTCAAACTGTATCTTTTCATAGTCAGCGTCAGACTTGTTAAGTGTTTGTAGCTTTTTACGAACTTTAAATAGTTCTTCCTTAATAATAACACGTTCTTTGTAATAGTGATCGAGGAATTCAGGAATAATACCCTGCTTCTTTTGTGTAAATAGGAAGCCTGCTTTAGTTATAGCTAATTCTTCTTGCTTAATAAAGGAACTAAACTTTTCTTTAGTTAAATTAAACGATTTACCTGATATATGATGTACAATAAAGTTATTATCATCAGTCTTCTCTATCTTACCCACCTTTGTTTCAGGAGATAAATTAAGTGCAATCATAACATTCGGATATAGTGAGTTAGCATCGAAAGATACAACGTTTTCTTTAAAGCCATGCTTAGGTTCAGCTACATAGGCGCCAGGATTTTTACCTTCTGCTTGAGGTCTTACAAAAGTTGAAATAACTTCCTTACGCTTACGCGCTTTAATAGTAAGCGCACCATTAATGACAGAAATAGTACCCATAGCACCTTCAAGAGTAGTTAAACCTACATAAGAAAGCATACGTAAAAGCGAAACATACTGTAACTTTTCTTCAAGTTTAACAAGTAGATTAACATCTTGAATGTTATATTTAACAAATGTATCCCAATCCGTTTCAGATAAAGTAGCGAGGTTAATATCACCATAATCTACCTTACGTTCATTAAGTTCCACCTCACCGATTGCATCTAGTTTATAAGATTCACGTAGCTTTAAGCAGAATCGCTTGTAGATATCAAGATAATCAATACAGGCAACACCGCTAATATAATAGCGCTTAACTTCGCGACCGAATTTACCTCTCATCATCCGATCATATACTTGACCAGTAGGAGAAAG